TGCGGGCAAAGCGGGCCCGCGCGGGCGCCATTTCCTTTCCCCCCGCCATTGCCCGGACGCCGCCGGGATACTTCTTCACCGCCGTCTGTACGGCTTCGATAACGTGTTCAAGTGTGGGGATTGTCATCATTTCACCGTTCATTCTGTTTGTGTGCCGCCCTATTCTGGGGGGCATGGAACTTGTTCACCTGCTCATCGTCCTGCGCGGCCCCGTGTGGCGCGTCCGCATCCTGTCCGGCGGCGTCATCCGCTGGAAGTGCTACCGCGCCGAGGAGTACTCGACGCCGGAAGCCGTAGCCAGACGGTGCGCGGCGGGGTTAGTCACGGTCAAGCCAGAAAATAAACCCCATGAGGGCGAAGAAGGCCACCTTCACGGCGACATCAGGCCAGTCCATGATTCACCTCTTCGGGTTCGGTGGGAGTGCTGGGGGCGGCTGGAAATTGCCCCTCGTAAACGAACTCCCATAACTTGAACAAGTTGTCAGAATTAATCCTTGCCCCTGACAAAAAACGCGAAATCGACGCCTGAGAAACTCCAGTCTTTTCTTCGACTTCTATCTGGGTTGCCCGGGTAATCTGCATTCTTTCGCGCAAGTGAGTTCTGAAAAGTTCGGTGTTCATGGCGTAAGTATATACATATACGTATCTATATGCAAGTAAAATTACATTTACGAAAGATGACTTTTTGTCCTCAGTATCGTATGCAGGAACGTATGGAACTAGAAGAAAAACTCATGGCTCGGTTGAGGGACATTTCAGATCAACGCCAGATAGCTGCATTTGCTCAAAAATGTGGCGTCAGTCAGGCGAACTTGTCGCGTGCTTTAGGGGTCAAAGCCCAGCAACTTGGGCTCGATAAGGTATCAAAAATATTGTCAGCTATGGGGGCATTGGTGATTTTCCCGGATGAAGAAAGGTATCCTGTAATGCGTCGTATGGCCTGTCACTCTCCTACTGAAAACGTAACAGGGGACAACTTACATGAGATACCTGTCTTTGAAGAAGCAGGTGCCGGACTACCAGCTGAATTTTTTTCTACCGCTCCAGAAAATATGATCCCTGTTCTCCCTCAGTATAATCTTCCCGATGTTCGTGCCGTTAAAGTTACTGGCGACAGTATGGAACCTACAATCTTAAAAGGGGCTTATGTAGGTGTTATCCCTCTTGACGACGAACTAGAGGACGGCGGCATTTACCTTGTACAGCGTCCCCCATTTGGTTTGGTTGTTAAAAGAGTTATGCAAGATGAGGATGGTAATATTATCCTCCATTCAGACAATCCCAGATGGAAACCACAGAAAGTTTCTAATGAGGGATACGACAACATCATTATTGGGAAAGTCGTTTGGACTTGGCAGCTTGTTTAGTTACCGTGTGGGCGTGGCGTGACGTGAGCTGTAAATGAAAATCCCCGCCGGAGCGGGGAAGGAGAAAGAAATGGAGCCACAAATTATTAGATTACAATTAGCACTTATTTTCCAAGATATCATTAGAAATCCTAATCTATTTATGGAAGAATTAACGAGTGAATTAGACTTATTCAAAGATTCTAATCCAAATTTTATTATGCATCCTAGCACAATCCCTCCAGTCGTTCCTATTGGGACACTTATGGGTACTAATAAAATGACAAGTCTATCTGCAACAGGAGAACGGATTGATTTTATTTGCTATAATGTTCCAAACATAGATAAAAATGTAAAAGATGTGTACGACAAAAATGTTCCAATCATTATTGACAAAGTATTGTCTAAAAAAAGTATAGGTCGTATCGGTTTTATATCGACAATATTTAGAGAAGATAAAAATCCAAATAATTATATAGAAAAAAATTATACTAATCATTCTATAATAAAAGATACGACAGAGATTTTTGTTAGATACAACAATCCATATAAATACAAAAATATACTTATAAACAAATTAACAAATATTGAAAGCCCATTTAAACCATTTCCAGATAACGATACAATAGGATGGTCAATAACAAAGGACATCAATACTTCTTTTAGAGATGATGGACTTTCAAAAAAATTTGTATTGGATCTGTATTCAAAAATAAAAGATTATTTATGTTCGTAGGTGAAACATGCTAAAAAGTAATTTTCCGCAGTTTCCACCAGACCCTAATATTCTATTTGGAAAAGAGCAAAAATCTTCAACCAGTTCAGGTCAAGAACAAATATCATACCAAAAAACTTCTGCGTCTACTGCCTCAGTGGGTAATGAGTATCAATTTTTTGTTTATTTATCCAACTTGCATAATGCAATTATTCCAAGAATGAATGAGTATGAAAAAAATCAAGAAAATTTAGAATTAATTCTACACAAAGAAAAAGCGCTAGAAGAAGCAACACGAAGACTATTATCCATAAATATTATTTTAGGAATGATACTCCCAGCGGTTATTTTATTAATATTTTTCCTTTTTTGTTGGGTACATGCACCAGAAAATGTCGAATTATTCTTTGAAAAATATAAATGGATCTACTCTGGCTTTACACTAGTTGGATTGATTGCTTTTATTAATCCAATATGGAACATTCACCAATACAGTAAAAGACTAGATTCTATTGAAAAACAATTAAAAATCAACGGTAACAACTAGATAAAAACACCAAAAAAGTCCCCAACAACAAAATAAAAATAAAAAACTTAAAAAATATTCAATAAATTTTCCCATAGGTCTTTTGGTACCTCCTCGCCCCTCCCCGTGAGGGGCTTTTTGTGCCCTGCCGGGCGTGACCGCCGAGCCTTCGTGGTGTCGGCGGTATTTTTTGATTCAATATATACATATATGAAATTTTTATTGACGTAAAATTCGCATACGTATATATTGTCTTCACGACGAACGGAAAAGGCGAGTGGCGCGGCAACGGCCCGCCGAAAGCTGGAACCGGACGGAGGAAGCCCCAACAAGTACGGGTGCAGGATAGCTGGAAGCCTCTGGGAGCGGAAAGGCACACGAAGCACAGGAAAAGGGGTGAGGTGAAGACAATCAGAGCGAAGAAGCCCCCCATTGAGGCGTTGTACCCGGAACTCCCGGCAAGGCGTCCAAACAAGGGCTGAGCATACACGGTTACGACACAAAGATCGGGCCGTGAAACGTGATGAAATACGAATTTCTACATCCGGGCGGTCAGTTGACCTTTCGACAATTCACCGCCCTGCATGAGAGGCGCAGCGACAATGCGCGTTGCGCCGAACCATGCGTTGAGATGTGCCGCATGGGAGCGCGCCCCGGCGGGGATTGGCCCCGTCGGGTGCTTGCCTTGAATCATCGAAGCCAGGAACTACGCCGGGCTTTTTCATTGGTTCTGGGACTCCGGAACGAACTTTAACCGAGAGGATACAGCCATGCGTAACCCTTACGAATATGAACCGGAAGATGAGCCCCGCGTGTGCGCCACCTGCGCCCGTTTCTTCGAGTTCGATCAGGTGTGCAACGTTCCGGAAACCGTGGTGAAGGCCATGAAGGAACGGTTCGGCATCGCGCTGGCCGATTCGGAAATCGCCATCGAACCGGACAGGATCACCGACTGTACGGAATGGGTGAGCGCCGAACTCCACGACAGGAATGCCCTGTATGAGGCCAAGCAGGAAAAGAGGAGGAACGCGGCATGAACGGCACCATTTTCTGCCCGCACTGCAAGCTCAAGTACGACAAGGCCGTGAGGCTCAGGAGGCACCGCGACTTCTGGATCTGCTCGTCCTGCGCGGAATACTACACCGCCGAGACGCTGGTCACGGCGTGCGAGAACGCCGCACGGTTGTTTCTGGCAAAGGCCAACTACCTCAAAATCATGGCACGGAGGGCAGCGGCATGATTTCCAACGTCTACATGAAGCACGCCAAGGTATCACTGGAACGGCCTAAAAAGGTTGACCGGGCTAGAGTTGCTGCAGTCATCATCTTTATGTCGGTCATGCTTGGGATCTGCATTCTTCCACAGATCTTGTACGGAATGGAGGCCATGCGATGAATCAAGAGGAACTTGATCAATTCATATCGTGGCTTCTGGCTCACGGTTCGGAAGTGCTTGCCACAACGAATCCCTATGAAGTCTTGAGGTTTACCACCCAAGACGGCGTGGCAATCATCTTCAAGAACGCTGACGGGGAAATCACGAAAGACAGGAATGGGGCTTTCGGGGTTCTTCGGTGCTTTCGGAAAAAACGCAACTGGAACGGAGGCGGAAAGAGGGAACGGAAACCCCGCAGTGCTTCAAGACGCAGGTTGCTGGTCAACTCAATCGCAAAACGCGACGGGTGGAACTGCATGTACTGCGGAGCAACGCTGACGCTTGAGACAGCAACGATAGAACATATCGTTCCCCTTGCCGGAAATGGGCTTGATGACCTGCGGAACATGACTCTCGCCTGTGCTGAGTGCAATCATGCTGCGGGGCATCTGAGTGCCCGGCAAAAGGTGGAACTCGCTTTGAAAAGGAGATGTCATAATGAAACCGGAAATGCGGCTCAATGAACCGCCAGAAACCTACCACGCCACCCGCGCCATAAGCAAAAGCGGCATGGACAAGCTCCGGCAGGCCCCCGCAAAGTTTAAGGCGTGGATGGATGGAGCTGCCGAAGAAGAGACGGAAGCACTTCTTTTTGGTTCCGTTTTCCACTGCCTCGCGCTCGAACCCGGCGAGTTCTGCAAACGGTACGCCGTGAAGCAATTCAACGGCTCTACCAAGGCGGGCAAAGAAGAAGCCGCGGCCGCCAAGGCCGCAGGGTTGGAACTGGTTCCCGCGAGAATCTATGAGCCCGCCCTCGCAATGGCCGAATCCGTCTGGAACCATCCCCTGATCGGCCAAATCATGACGGCGGTGGACAAGCGGACGGAAACGTCCATCTACTGGAGCGAAACCGTGGATGGGACCGAAATCCCCTGTAAGGCCCGTCTGGACATGCTCGCCACCGTGCCGGGGTTTGGGCTCGTCGCCGTTGACCTCAAGAGCACCGACGACGCCAGCCCGGAAGGGCTGTCCAGCTCCGTCCTCAAGTGGGGATACCACCGGCAGGCCGTCTGGTATCGCCGGGCGCTCAGGGCCGTGGGCATGGACTCCAGCGTGTTCGTGCTCGTCGCCGTCGAAAAGGCCGCCCCCCACCTCGTCACCGCCGCCAATGTCAGCGAGGCCGCGCAGCAGGTCGGCCTTGAGGAAATCAAGGACGCACTCGGCACATACGCAACCTGCGCCGAATCCGGCCTCTGGCCCGGATACGCCTCTGAAATCATCGATCTCGACCTGCCCGAATGGGCCTACAAAAGGAGATTCGCCGCATGAGCAGCCTTCCCCAAACCCAACGGAGGGAACCGCCAGTCATCGCCAACGTGACCAATCTACTGGCCGCCAATATGAAGGCGATCCAGTCCTGCCTCCCGAAACACATGACCCCGGAACGGATGTGCCGGGTTGCGCTCCAGACCATCCGGCGCACACCGCAGCTCATGAACTGCACCCCGGAAAGCCTTGTAGCGGCCATCGTCGAGGCATCAAGCCTCGGCCTTGAACTGGACCTGCGCGGACAGGCATACCTTGTTCCGTACAAGAACAGCGTCACCCTCATCCCCGGATACAAGGGCCTGATGGACCTCGCCTATCGTTCCGGCAGGGTCACGAACATCTATGCCGAGGTCGTCTGCGAAAACGACCAGTTCGCTTTCGCGCTCGGACTCGCCCCAAAGCTGGAGCATACGCCCAACCTTGAAGACCGCGGCGCGCTCAAGGCCGTCTATGCCGTGGCCCGCGTCAAAGATGCCGATCCCGCGTTCGTCGTTCTCGGCAAGACCGAGATCGACAAAATCCGCAAGGCGTCCAAAGCGTCCGGCTCCGGGCCGTGGGTTCAGTGGGAAGAGGAAATGTGGAAGAAGACCGCGATCCGGCGGCTCTGCAAGTATCTCCCTCTCTCCCCGGAAATCCAGAAGGCCATCGCGCTTGATGAGGCCGCCGATGCTGGCGTGAGCCAACACCTTGCCGACGGCATCATTGATCTTCCCGCCGTCGCACCC